TTGCGGCACATCGCGAAGCGCTTGTCGATAAACGACCCACTTTTCTCTTGTAGCTTGAGGTACGTCTGGCTGCTGAGTCCAGTCAGTGCTTGCAAGAAGTTCATTTCTCTCGCCACGAACAATCTCTGCAAGAACAGCCAACGATGGTGGCGCATAATCCTCAATGGCACCGAACTCACCGTCAACCGCACGCTGAAACAACTCACGGCCGTGCGCTTCTACGTCATAAGAAGCAGCGGTAAAAGGGTGCCCGTCAACAACCATGTTGATCGCGGTCTTCTGTGCGTTAGCCCATTTCATGATATGCGCAGGAATAAAGTCCATCGAGCACGGGCACCGCCCGCGCCGACATTAACACGCCCCATTGCTCTCCACGTACCGGAAAGAGCGTTGGGGCCCCTTGTGCCGTCTTGTGCCACTTGCCCGTCTGCACCGGCGGCAGTAGACGAAACGCCACCTGCTGGATAGATGTCTCCGCCAGCATACGTGCTGTCTTCGGTGACGCCTGTGTTGTTGATGTAGCCGAAGACGTACGAACCCACGGCACCAAAACCAACACTTGCTGTGGCATTCGCCACATCTGTAGCAGTGAGCGTTACAGCGCCGGTTCTTGAATTAAAACTGGTGACACCTGAGTTAGTGATTGTCGGATTGCCCGATACACCGTCGCCGTTAGACACAGAAATGCCTGTCCCAGCCGCTATTGATCTTGCCGTCAGTGTATTGGCTGCGGTTCGAACTGCGATACCGTTGCTGGCTGTGTCTGCCACAGTACCAAGACTTGAACGCGCTGCGGCTGCTGTGGTACCAGCTGTACCGCCGTTAGCAATCGGTAAAGCGGTGCCGGAATAAGAAACTGCAAGCGTTCCGCTGGTTGTGACAGGCGAACCGCTGACGGACAGAAACGCTGGAACCGTCATACCAACAGAAGTAACCGTACCACCACTTGTTGCTATCGAAGCCCAAGTACCATCTCCGCGCCGTGGCGAGCCCAATCTTCCCCCAACTCGGCGCAACACCCACCCCGCCAGAGATAAGCGCGTTACCTGTCGCAACATCTGCGAGCGACGCCCAAGTATTTGTGCCTGACGCGTAAAGCAAGTCTCCGGTTGTCGCTGTGGACAGTCCTGTGCCGCCGTTTGTTGGCGCTAAGGTTCCTGAAACGTGCGTTGTCAGACCAACTTTGCCGTAGCCCGGAGGCGTAGCCACACCGCCTGAGAGAAGCACGTTGCCGGTGGCAACATCAGGCAATCGAGCAACAGTCGTTCCAGACGAGGCAACCAGAATGTCGCCAGTGGTGTACGAAGAAAGTGTTCCAACAGTCAGGAGCGGAAAATACGTAGACGAAGGAAGCACATCTGTGCCATTACACCAGACTTGCACAATGCTGGTTGCCGGTATTGTGTAGGTCACACCGCCAGTAGGTGTCAAACCATTTGGTGTGGTAGCGGCGGCAATCGTGGCACTAAAACTGGTTGAGTTGTAAAACGTATATGTTTTATCCGCAGGCGGTATGTATAGTGTGCAAGGCGTCGACAGTGTGGTGGTAATCATCAAACACTGGTTGCGTGCCTCATCCGCAATACCGTCAAGCGCGACCAACGCTTGACTAGCTGCGGTTATCGTGATGGATTGGTACCCGGCAATCGCTTGCTCAATTAACGTACCGAGGTTGTTGTTTGTGGTGTCGCCCCAATAGCCAACCTGATCGCCATTAGCAATTAGTTCGATTCGTAAATTTGGCGAATATGTAGACATGTATGCCCCGTTAATTATCTCATGACAGCTACGCAAACAGTTACAGGGTTTGCCAATGAGCCGCTGTCAGTCTTTACGTTAAAAGAAACGGAGCTCGACGTCAGACTAGTAAGCGTGAACCATCCGACAGCAGACCCACCAACACCACTAATAGTTATAAGTGCCGCGTAATTAGAGTCAACGAGAGCGTTAGAAAAATTCACGGTGAACGTGCCGGTAGTGGTTCTAGTGACGCTCGCCACATTCAAACTACCGCGTATGTTCATAGACGCTGGATTAGTGCCCGCAGTGGTGCCGTCAAAGTTAACCCATACCTGCACAGGACTAGATACTGTCACCGCACCTGTACTGCCGTTTACAGACGTAACGCCCGTGTTTGTGATGGTTGGGTTGCCTGAAACGCCGTTACCGTTTGATACGCTGATGCCTGTGCCAGCCGTAATCGTTCTGGCGGCGGTTGTATTTGCGGCAGTGCGCGCAAGAATGCCGTTTGCGCCGGGATCACTCACGGTGCCTAAGCTTGCACGAGCAGTAGCTGCGTCTGTACCATTAGTTCCGCCGTTCGCCAGCGGGAGGGTGCCCGACACGTGTGTGGTTAAACCGACTTTGCCGTAACTAGGGGCAACACCAACACCGCCAGAAATAAGCACGTTACCCGTGGCTACATCAGACAACTTGGAAATCGTGGTGGTAGTGTTCGCAAAAAGAAGGTCGCCAACAGCATACGAAGTCTGTCCAGTACCGCCGTTAGTAGCAGCAAGCGTGCCTGCCAGCGTGATGGTGCCGCTAGTAGTGATTGGGCCGCCAGAAGTGGTAAGCCCTGTGGTACCGCCAGAAACAGCAACAGACGACACCGTGCCTGTAACCGTTCCCCACGACGTGTTTGTGCCGTCGGTTGTTAAAAACTTACCGTTATTACCTGTTTGTGTTGGCAACAAAGCGTTGATTGCTGCGCTGGCAGTTGCTTCGCCAGTACCGCCGTTTGCAATAGGAAGCACACCCGACACGTGCGTGGTTAGTCCTACTTTGCCGTAACCGGGCGCAGTAGCCACGCCACCAGACAGCAAAACATTACCCGTAGCCACATCAGGCAAACGCGCAACAGTAGTTCCGGACGAGGCAACCAAAATATCGCCGGTGGTGTAAGACGAAAGCCCTGTTCCTCCGTAAATGGCGTCGAGTGGTGTACCAAGAACAAGTGCGCCGACACTCAGCACAGGCATGTACGTGTTGGCCGGAAATATGTCCAGCCCATCAGTCCAAAAGTTAATAATTGCGTTATTCGGAATAGACAACGCTACACCACCAGCGGAAGTAGTGCCGTTTATCACCGTAGAAACACGGAAAGTTACCGTGTAGCCGGTGTTGTTATACGCAATATACGTCTTACTGGCGGGTGGTATAAAAACGGTAAAAGGCCCTGTGGTAGCGGCCACCAGTTTTATGCACTGGTTGCGTGCCTCATCTGATATACCGTCGAGCGCATTCAACGCTTGATTTGCAGAAACGAGCGTGATTGATTTATACCCGGCAATTGCCTGTTCAATTAGTGTGCCGAGATTATTATTTGTTGTATCGCCCCAATAACCGACCTGATCACCGTTGGTAATCAGTTCGATTCTAAGTTCAGGTGAGTATGTAGACATGTCGGTTTCAGCTTATGTAAAGGGCACGTTCGTCGTTGCGCCTATTCACCAAGCCTTTCAGAACTTTCCCACCGGCCTTGGTGTATTTTAGAAATTCATCTGCGGCTCCTGCGAAATCGCCGCGATTGTGTTTCTGGCGCAGGGTGCTTCTTTGCAAAGTTCCTAACCCAACATTGAAAGCAAAGCTTGTAAGTGCGTCCACACGACCTTGGTTAAGCCCAGAAGGACAAAACCGAACCACGCCACGTACAAACCGCTCAAGGTCTTTTGCAAGGATAGCATCGACTTCTTCCATTGTGAACACCCGGTTCCAATCGGGTGGGCAGGGTAATTCCCCGCGTTGTTCAAAAGGTACGCGGGCGTGGTTCGGGTCTATGACATGCCCCACGCCGATTGTCCAAAGCCTTGCCGGACAGCGGTAAGGCTTGGTGCGCACCCCCTCGTGGTGCTTGATCATCTCTAGTGCTTTTTTGCTAATCATTTTCCGAATGCCCTACCGCCAAAGTGGAACGCGATGATCGAAGCAAACAGCGCCTGCGTCTCGGAATCCCACAGCATTTCAGCCAGCTCTTTGAAGTCGGTGCCACGATGCCAGCCGTAGGCGAACAGGCCAACGTCAACAAAGACCAACAGGAAGAAAAAGCCAAATGTAATGATCGGCCTTACGCCCGCCCGAAGGTTCTTCATCCACTGGGACGTGCCCTCGTTCAGGCTCATGTCGTGCGCGTAGATTGCCTGCATCTCGGCCTGCTGGGCTTGGATCAAGGACTGCTTCTCCTGCGAAGCGGTCTCTGTGCGAATCTCTTCCAGCTTGATCTCTTCAATCTTTTGCTGTGCAGCATAACCGGCTTGGAGAAGCTGCATCTCCCGCTCAGTCTGCATCTGCGCCAGCGTCAGTTCGTGCTTTTTGTCAGCCCGATCTTGGAAGAAGTCCAGAATCTTGGGCAAGCCGCCCATCAGGAACGAAATAAGTGTTGACAAAAGTGTAAGCATTATTCACCCCTATTTTGGTTTTCCAACAGAATCTTTGCGCGCAGATCGCGCATCTTTCTAATTTCTTGGATCGCGGCCTCAGTGGCATTGTGCATGTCCAGATACGCCATCCCAAGCAAAGGTATTGCTATTACGAAAGTCAGGGCCATCACTGCCAGACATACCACGATAACCCACGGTATGTGTGACTCGTCCTTATTAGGAAAATCACGCCCCACATCCACCCCACTACGAACAGGACTGCTCCAATCCAAGTTGCCAGCGCCTTTAGCTGGTTTATTGCCCTTCTGCGTCGCCATAATACTGTTTGTGTTTTGCGCATTTCATCGGCAAGCGCCTCGTTCTGCTCTTGAACAATTTGCTGCCACATCTTTTCAAAACGCGTCCACACATCTCCTAATTCAGGCGGCGTCTGGTACACCATCATCTCGCGTACCTCGGCCAGCATCGCATCGAGCTGAGTCCTTATCTGTATTCTTCTTAGGGCTCTCCGCGCCAAGGACTCGTCTCCCTTGTACAGCTTTTTGGCGTTGGCCTCCTCTTCTATGAACGCCTTGGCAAGCCTGTCGTACTCGTCGATGAACGTGCCAAGGTAGTCCCAAATATTGTTTAGCGCGTCTATAGGGTGCGTTTTGGCAACTGTCTGGACACGCTTCACTTCTTCGTTGTACTGCCGCGTTTGTTCTGGCGACGGGTCAACAAGTTTGTGGTACTGCTCTTTCAGGTCTTTCAGTACATCACCCACTTCGCCTGCGGTTGCTTTGACTTCTTTATAAAAAGCAATTCCTTGTTTGGCAAGGTCTATCGCAGTGGTTGCTGCTTTGAAACAAGCAACAATGGTCAGCGGGTCAATTTTTTACTCCTACGACGGCTCATCCGGCCACACTATATTGAACGGGTCAGTCTGCGTCTGCGGAATGTCGCGAAGCGCTTGCACATACTGCAACAAGGGCGTAAGCGTTGAACTTGCAGCCTCGCCCAGATCAATCAAGTCTCGCTGACGATCAATACGCCAACGAAAAGCAACAATCAGTTCGTCTCTTTTTGCTCTAACTTCACGCCACGCAACATCAGCCGCTGGCTCCCAACTCATTGTTTCGGGAATTAGCCTGTACGGCGTTCCGTCAAATGGGTGCATGCAACTTGTGACCTCGTAGTCACGGTAGTCTAGTTTGTCGCCGCAATAGACATGCGACAGATCGTCGTGTTTGACAAACGTCGGCATGCTTACGATTTGTGTCTCAACCATGATTAGCCTTAACCGGGGTTGTTTCTAGAAATAGAAGTCGTCAGCGGATAGATCAAAACGCGATAGTATGTGTTTGCGACTACGGTTAAGCTTATGCCGTCCGAATTCATGCCGTTAGACGCCGCGTAAGCAATCGTCGTGACGCTTGGAAGCGTGGTCGATCTAAGAAGATCGCCGGTGGTGCCGTAGTTAATCAAATACCCAACACAACCGTTGCCAAGATACATCTGGCGAGCAAACGTAGTAGCAGTCGCTTTGAATATGCCTGAATCGTATACGGCTCCCACTGGCGAGAGGCGGCTACTGGACACCTGCCCATATGCGTATAGCAACTCCATGCTCTTGGCTTGCCCAAGCGACGAACCAAAGTAGCTATCGTCCGAATAACTTAAGCGCTCGGGGCCGTAATCAAGGTCGCCTGCTGAGTACCCACCAAGGTAATCAAAATTGCCGTCATAACCAGAATACGGATTTGGAACAAAGGACGCAGTAATTGTCGAGCCAGCTCCGGGGTTTGAGTCAAGAAAACGACTTAAGTAGACATAGTGTTGACCGCGACCGTTGCCGTCCCAACCAATACCTGTGTTCCTAACAGGAAGAACAGTGGCGCTGGGGGTGGTTATGCCGCTTCCTGTCAGAACCATTTGCTTGCCACCTGTAGTGTTAAGCATGTTCTGCAAACCACGAACGGCGGTGTCATTTGCTGCACTATTCTGTGTCAAATACCAGTCATTGACGCCCGTGGCCTGCACTGTAAAAGTAATGTTGGGAAACGCACAAGTACCTGTAACGCCGCCAGAGTGAACCCCAGCCAGCTCGTTTGTCATAGTAACGCCCAAATTATTTTGTTTAACAACAGCTATAGCGTTACCCGGCTGGCGCACATACCCACCGCCGTTTATACGAGTGAACGAGACCGTGACCGAACCGGAACCGGTCGCGCCTACCGGGGACCCTGCGTAGTCCCTCATGTACGCGATTTTTGCGCCAAACGTAGTGTCTACCCACACATGGAATGCGTTAGGTATAAAAGTTCCTGTAACCAAGAAACGACCGTTTATGTTACTAAAACCGCCTGTTGTTTTGGCAAACTCAATTGCGTCGCTCCCATTAGAGAGAACACAGTTCAGCGTAAAAGCTGTCTGGGCAGCGTCCCAACGAAGGTCTAGATACATGTTTGCGGCTTGACCAAACGCAGAACCGCGTAGGTACGTGCCGTTAGGGACGACATTTCTGGCAGCCACGCCGACCTGCTGACCGCCATTGTCTTGCGTACTTATCCAAGCGGGGTCAAAAGCATTGGTGTCTATGTTCATCGCACCTTGAGAGACATAGTTACCCCAAACTTCAGGCATGCACGATAAGTAGTCAATACGCCCGTCAGCCATACCGTTTGCGGTACCATCTGCCGTAGAGCCCATATTCCACCACGCAGTGGTGCCGCCAAACGGGTTGGATGCTGTCTTAAACACCATAAGGTCGTTAACATACAGCCGCCCCGGAAATAAGGTGTCACGAGGGTTCCAAACAAAACAAACCGTTATCCAATCCGGATCGTCAACTAACCACACCTGCAGTTTGTCAATAATATTACCGGTTGTCGTGGCATTAGCGGTGGTGCCCATAGTGATCGACAAACGGTAGTTCACACCACCTTCGTTCCATATCACGCGAATACCGTTTGGGTTGGCAGGCGCGGCAGAGTTGGCAACCCAAAACACGTTCTGGTTCGCTATAGTCTGGTCGGTAATCAAAAAACGACACATAATAGAATATGGGCGAGAGCCGTTGGGCAACGCCATAGACTTAGTAGTCCATATGCGGTGCTGCTGATCAGCAAGAACGAAACCGCCGCTATTCCAGATGTCGCCGTTGTAATTACCTCGATTGCCACTTAGTGCGCGAACACGCCACGGAGTTCTACCTGCATCGCCGGGTAAAATCCAACGCCAGTAAGTAGTGGCCAAATTGTTTACGTACAGACGACAGAATGACCGCAAAGGTACGCCCTCACTGGCGACCCAGTACAAATAATAGAAGCTTGTGGCAGCCCCAAACGTGTACGTCCTTTGCACTTCGCCGTAATCAGAAACGTCAAAGTCGTCCGACACAGAACCATCTGCCGTCCAACAAGTAAAGTGCGCATGACGCCCATTTATGTGCAGTCGTATTTCCGTATTGGTTGTTACCGAAATAGTCGCTACCGTGTTTTCAATCACCGTAGCGGTGGTCAGGTTGACAGAACCAGACTGCGGCGCATAGTTAGCATCCCCGTCATACGGGATGGCGTAGTTGAACGAATTCCCTGTCGATGGAATATCACGATAGGCATAACCATCGTTCCAATTCCGCCCAAGGCACAATTCTGTCAAGCCGCGCATGTCGTTAGAGGCAGGAAAAACGGTCTCTCCCCACCATACCTGTTCGCGCATGCCCCAACCACCATTGAGCCAGTAGTATCGGCGAAGGTAAGTACGCATGTCTTCCGCAGAGCGCGGGAAGCCTATGCCTTGCATTTGGGAGTTGGCATTATCCCAGCCCCCTTTGTCTCGAAAAAAACCGGTGGGAGTGTCGGTGTTGTTGTATCCGCCACCAACCTGCTGCCTACGCCACGTACCAATCTCCGTCTCTCCGTACCACGGGCTTGAGTCGCCATCCCAGTTGTACGTCATCCACGCAGTCGGCTTAGCAAATAAGTACAGCGTAGAGGTACTGGAACGACCGTTCATCGTTCGAACGCCGGTGTTGGTGAATGTTGGATTCCCGCCGGTTCCAGATGTGTTGGAAATGGACATGCCCGCACCCGCAGAAAACGAGCGAGAAAGCCAACCGCCGCCTACCCAAACCGCCCAACCATTAGAGCCGGGTATGTTGTATACCCCTATCGACTTACTGCTGTTGTTCCACGATAAAGCACCGGTAGCGCTGGGGTCGGTAGAAGAAAGGCCAGCACCAGTAGTAAATCTAGCGATACCCGTAGAGAAACTCGCAAGATACGCCTGCGTCACCGCTTGCGCCGCCGCATAGGTGATGAATACGTCTTTCGTACCTGCTGAGAAGTTGACCTGTGTGTTTGAATTGGACGACGCATAGACAGTCGTTCTTGCAAGCGTGTTGGCCCCCGTGTATGTGCCAAGACCAACTTCCCATTCGTTAGTGCCAGTGTTCGCAATGGTGTAGAACGTCGTATCAGATACGGCCATTACAGAGGCAAAAGAGCGAAAACCGGTTACAGCACCGGTCAGAGTAAAAGAGCCGGTGCCTGTTGTAGTAGAACTCTCACGAACCCTGTCCCTAATAATGAGCGGCATGCGTTAACCTCAAGTTGTAATGTTCTGCCAATTGGCGGGTTGGTCTGTTTCAATGGTGCCCCAAGAAGGGGCGGTGGACGATTCTACTGCTTGCCAAGAGACCGCCTGAGAATTGTCAATAGTATTCCATGAGGGCGTCTGGTTGTCATTTATCAGCCCCCAATTTGGCGTCTGCGAATCGTCAATCAGTTCCCACAAGAAACGGGCTTGTACGGTGCTTGACAAATTGACAAGCTGGAACACTTGCACAGCGAAATTCACTCCCGCCGCTTCCACATCTGCGACACGCAAAGCTTCGGTCAAGCTGGGCCGGAATATCGCATTTGCCGCTTCCGCATCAAGCGTTGTGATGGTCTCGCTAATTGCCTTAAAGAAAATACCAACCGAGCTTGACGCGTCCGTGACGAGCCCTGTCTCGCTGACCGACGCAGTGAAGACAACCGTAACCTGACTGACACCGATTGCAAGCAGTGTCTCAGACACCGTTGGAGCAAAGACAACCAACACGCTCTGTGCATCGGTGAAAGTCGCGCTCTCGGATACCGACGGACGGAAAACCGCCGTGGTCGAAACCGCATCGCTCACCGCAGTGCCTTCAATGACAGCCACGGGGTATATACCCACAGCCGACGAAGTGCCGGTAGCCTCAAAGTACTCAACGCATGCCGCAGCAAACGAGGTCTGCGTCTGGCTTTCGGCAAATAGCGTCAGCAGTTCTGCCACTTGCGCATCGAAAAGTACCGAGACGCTCTGTGCATCACTAAACAGTGCCGCTTCCGCCAGTTGCGCATTGAAGTCAACAGGGCCCTGCAAAGATTCAACAAACTGCGCGTCTTCGTCAATATCGGCAGTAAAGTCAACCTGCGCTGTCTGGGCTTGCTGCGTTTGCATACCTTCGTCGTAAGCCGCAGAGAAATCGACTTGTGCTGCCTCAGTACCGGTTACGTTAATAGCGTCCGTAGTGGACGCAACTGCTGCTTGCGAAGAAGACTGGCTTTCAACAAATTGTGCGTCTTCATCAACGTCGGCGTTAAAGTCAACTTGGCCTGCGACGGAATCTGCGCCCTGTGCGGTTTCATCAACAAAACCGACCATATCTGCCTGAGCCGACTGGGTTTCACTCAATGCCGCAGAGTCACTGAGTGCCGCAGCATAATCGACTTGCCCGACTTCGGTTGATGCAAGCTGGTGAATTTCTTCTATTATTAAAGAGAAGTTAACACCGCTTCCAATCACAAAACCGTACAGGTGCACATGCTCGTCTACATCGGCAGCAAAAACATTCTGCGGGTAATCAACGGCAGCGGTAAACAACACCGACTCGCTAACTGTTGTGTTGGCTTCAAACTGCCTGTTTACTGTGTCAGCAAACGCTGC